ATGGCAACAAACAATCTGTTTACTAAGTCTTTTCTTAGTAAAAGGTACAAAGGGATTTATTACCTCTATTATAGAGACCCAATTTCAGGTAGGCGTAAATCCCAAACGACCAAAACCACAATCCTCAAGGAAGCTAAAGACTTCCAGCACACTTACCTCACACAATTGCAGGCACAAATAAACACCGAAGTAAATCCCAATCCTGTCAAAATCCCCTACACTGTAGATGACTTACAAAACAAGATTCTGGAACTACTACAAATGAACACCAAAGGTCTTCCTGATAATATTATTCAGAAGAACTCAAAAGTAGTTATTAGAATCTTTACAAATCTGAAACTCTATACTGGAGGAAATAAACAACTGATTCATTTAACTCCTTTAGAGATGGAAACTTGGAAGTTCAAAAGAGCTTCTGACATTTCACAAACCTCAGTCAACATTGAATTAAGAACTATTAAGGCTTGGTTCAATAGAGGAATTGTATGGGGAATGCTTGAAAGGAATCCACTTAAAGGAATTAAGCAGTTTGAAATTCCAGAAAGAGAACGGATTTGTTTTACAGACGAGGAAATTCAACTGGTTCTAAATCTAATCAAAAATCAAAGAATAAAAGACATCGTTGAATTTGCGGTTTATTCCGGCTGTAGATTATCTGAAATCATAAACCTTGAATGGAATGATATTAATTTAGAGCAGTCCTCAATTGGAATCAGAAACAAAGACGGATATACTACTAAGACAAAAAGAAATCGAGACATTCCAATCAGCAACAAATTATCTGATATTATCAATAGAATAGCATCAGAAAGAAAACATTCCCAATGGGATTATGTCTTTTGTAAAGACAATGGTTTTAAATACGACATTTGCTATATCAGTAGAAAATTCAAAATGTACCTCAGACGTGCAGACCTACCAGAGAAATTTCATTTCCACAGTCTAAGACATACTTTTGCTACCAACTTCCTAAAAAGCACACACAATATATACTATGCAAAGAACATTTTAGGACACAGCAACATCAAGACTACTGAAATTTACCTACATGCGGACAATGAAAGTCTATTGAAAGCAATGAATCAAATGGATGGAGAGGCAGCATGAATAGATATTGGGTTCAAACTAAAATACAGACTGGACTTTCTTTCAAAACTGAAATCAATGAAGCAGATGCAAAGAAACTTTTAGAAGAACAAATTGAGGATTTGAAAGAAAATGGTTGGAATACATTGCTTGAAACTGGGCAATTAGATTTGGTCAAAGAAGTTGTATCATGCGAATTTGAAGACAATGGGAATTTCAAACCTCCAGCTCCTAAAAGGGAAAAGACACTGATAAAATCACTAACTGAAATGGTGGAAAATATTAAGAATGGTAGTATCGGTTCAGCATTGCAACTGACTTTCATTCTGAAAGATACTCTGATTGAAAACAAAAGGATTACTCTGATGGTAGAGGAAAAACTTCTATTAGATGTATTGGGCTACATCAGACAGAGTGCTATATCTGAAACATTGAATCAGATTACAATAACAATGAACAACATCAAAAAGACACAAAAAATTAAGTAGTACCATTTATAAACCTAAACCATAATCAAAATGGAAAAAACAAACGGCAACACCACAGGAAACAAAGAAGTAGAAACAAAAGACATCAAAGCACAAAAAGATGTCAAAGAATCAAAAGATGTTAAAGAGCCAAAGGCTGAAAAACCTAAAAGAGAAAAGAAGGCTCGTAAGCCAAGAGGTTCTAAGAGAGGTGCAAACAACGATTCCGAAAGTTCTTCAATTGAAGGATTGTTGGCAGTGGATATTTCAAAACCACAGAATCTAATAGATGCTGGATATTCAATTGCAAAATTGCAACTCTTATACATTAAGACTGCAATAGATTACCTAAAAGAAGTAAAGTAATCTAACTGTACAATCCGTAGCTAATTCATTTTAGACTACGGATTGTAGCGTGTACAAATTTCTATTTAGTTATGATTTAGCCAAATATTATTTGTGTCAATCCTTCATCATTTTTTAGTTTTCTAAATTCGTGTTCATCACCCCAAAACTCATTAGCACATTCTGCACCTTTAACAGATAATATGCAAGCGACATGAGCAATTTCATTTAATGACTTTATAAATTCATCACTTAAACCAAAAGGTAGTTTGGATTTAATGAATAAATAATCACTAAATGGAGACAAATAATACGAATAATCAGTGTTTGTAATTTTTTCTTTCAACAACTTTGTTAGTTGCTCCGTTCTCTGTTCTCTTGTAAATTCATTTGTTGGCATTTTGTTTTTGTGTTATAAGCATAGACGAAACATTTTTTTCAATTAACATTTTTTGAACAACTTTCAATTTTTCAATCATCGATTCGTTCTTGATTTCATATCCCCTACCGCAACATTTCAATTCTCTTTTTGTATTTTCATAAATCAACAGCTTCCATTGTGAACGATTAAACTTCTTGCCGTATTGCAAATCAATCTGACAAGCTATATTTCTCATGCCCAATTTGCTCTTCCATACCCGTTTGGGAATAATGCGTAATCGTGACATTTGTTCGTTTGCCCTGTCTGCAAACTCTTGAGCACTTTCCATTGTAAAGAAGTTGTCCCATTGCGGACTTGATAGTTTTAGTTTTAAAATACGTTCTCTGAACACCTTTCGATTAAAGAGTGTTTCTTCTGCTGGTTTTCTTTTCATTGTTTAAAGATTCCTATTATAGTTGTGATACATATTAGCCACAGAACGCTGAAGTCAAAATTGTTTTGAAATATGCTTTTTTGGGCTGGAAAGTGGAAAGTGACATCATAAGGGGTATATACATAAATAATACTCTATTTCAGTGAAACTTTTTTAATGCAAGTCTCGTTTATACATTTCTGCCCTGTTTGTAATCTGGGCAGGACATTCTGTTCTTTGACAATGCCGACTGTAGGAAAATCGTAACACATATTGTAGACAATTATGTAACAATTTAATTTATTTTAACCATGAATACTAAAAAGACCCGTAAGGGCAAACTTATAACTACGATTAAGAAACTAATCAAAAACGACACACTACAGAAAATCGGGCACTATCTTTACATAATTCTTAAATGGTTTGTTATCCTATGGGAGGTGTATATGATACTGCGAAGTTAAATCTGATATTGAAGAACTGTTATACTAAAAACTTTTATTGAAGAGATAGTCGGCAAAGTCTATGAATGTGTTGTAAACAATGTGAGAGTTTTGCTATATTGAGGACTTTAGGAAGCATTGATAAAAACTCAGTACGAGGGCTCGAAAGAGCCCTTTTTTATTTGTCTGTATTATAAATCCACCGTTTCACACCACCATGCCACGAACAAGCTCCCCTGCCGGTAGCAGAACTAAAAGTGCCATCCCAACATTCAGCACCTATTCTATAAGAACCAGTTTGTTTTTTCTCTTTTATTTTGGGTTTTGAAAAATTGTAATTATTTGTTGTAGGAGGAGGTAAATTTAATTTTGGTGTGTAAGTACTTTGATTACTTAATTTCTTTTGAAGTTCTTTGTTTCCTTTTCTCTCAGTATCAAGTTGTGAATTTAATCTAACAATATCGTTGCTTTTTTCATGTGAATCCCAATATTGATTATAATTAAAAATTAATGACGTTACCAGTAATACAATTAATATTGAAAGAACGAATCTTTCATCCTCAGTTAAATGTTGCAGCTTAAAAATTCTATTCAGCAGTACTGAAAGCATAGCAGATACGAAGCCTATAGCCCATACAATAGAAAATGCTATTACAAGAACATAAAAACATTTGCTTGCAGTTTCTGCAATACCAACTCCAGTACTTAGATTATAAATGATAAATGAAATCAAAGCTAATACTGGAATGACGAGGAGTAGATAACCTTTTTTGAGTCTCATTTTGTAAAATAAAAAACAAATCAATAGAATAAAATGTTAATTTCGTACTTCTACCATTGATTTTCTATTAATAAATTACTTATTTGTTTTCATGAAAAAAATTTCAGCAATTCTAAAATTAATCACCGACCCATTATTATTGTGCGGAATCATAGGTTTCGCCATTATCACACTTATTAGTTTTGTAGGCGGATTATATTTGTGGTCAGACTATGTTGATACGAATCCGCCTAATATAACGCTTTCAGAAAATTTGGAACTAATCAAAAATAAATTAACTTTTTTATTTAGTCTCCTTACAGCCTCTGGACTTTTAGCAACGATATTGTATAACATTCGACAATTCAATTATATTCAGAAACAAAATGCTGTCCAAGAGTTTGAAAAGAAGTTTTATAATAGAATTGATTACTTAGACACAGTTGTTCTTAGCGAAATGAAATACAGGCATCCAATACTCAGAAGAGAATTTTTTGATAATACTGATCCTAACAATATGGCATCATTTAGAACTGAACAAACTGAAGCTCAAAAACGAGAATCTTTCTTATATTTCAATGAAATTTTTTTGAGAATAATCGAAAGTGATAAGTATTGGGATAGAAAATTTTTTAGAAGTAAAACTGATATGTCACAAACTGAAATGTTGAGAGCATACAAATATATTTCAGATAGATACAATATTTTCATTTACCACGGTGATGAATTTGAGTTCAAAAAATACTTTCATTTCTATTTGCAGACTTTCACGACCATTGCTCAACTAATTGACGAACAAGAGGAGCTAACTCATTTGCAAAAAGAAAAATATCTTGAAATTCTATTTACGCAGTTGAATCAATCGCAACGCTTTATGATTGGCATGATACTATGGGGTGGCATTCATTACAAAGAACTAAAAGCAGTAACAACAAAATATCCAGAGATTGAACGTAAATATGTCAAATGCGGATATGATATAAAACAAAACAACGATATTACAGTTTTTGTCTATGAACTCACAATACGTGGACAGATAGAACCCTATCACTACGAAGAAGAAATGACATTGCCTGAATTGTGATTTCGAGGTACTATAAAGTATCAGTTTCAAAGTATTACAGCCGGGCGTAGCAGAACTACAATTATTTCTCTAAGGCATTGTTGTCCCATTTCCCACTCATCGGGTAACATCTTCATATATACCCCTACTCTTACCCTTTACAGTCCCCTCAGAGTATAACAAATCTTTAAGCATCTTTATTCAGAGAGGGGTAATTGAAGTAGATGAATAAACCTATTAACAACAGACGATATTTAAGCACAAGTGGTCTCTTTAATAGAATCTATTGAAATCATTAAGAGCAGGGGTCACTGTGTGGGATTGAAACAAATGATTGAATATCATTTTACTTTGTTTAATCTCTTTATCAGTGTTAAACAATTGTTGTAATTGATACCACTCTGATATAAAATTCTATTACTCTGATTCAATTGTGTACTAACTGTATAGCTCTGAATGGTCTGTGTACGTGGTTAGACAACTAACAGTTGGCTTCATTTTATCGGTCACTGTGACACTGGGCTCTCATGGGTTCGAGTGTTAGTGGTGGGTGGGCTGGGGGTTTTGGAGGGGGCAGGTGTGTCATCGTGAAATGGTTTACAGAGGGCACTATGACCTGTTGACTGTGCATAGTGTGTTTGCTGTATACTGTAAGAATAGACATTCGTTACTGTTTACTGGAATCGTACAATGGGTTTGATAACAATGTGTCATTGCTGTGTACGTGCATTGATGCCTTGAATGATTGTGCATTACATTGAGTGGTACTGGAATGAGTGTGTTATATAGAGATGTAATGAATGCGTAATGCTTTGAGTGGTATGAATGAAGTGTTTGTTATACGGTGTTTACGCAATGACTGGACAGTGGAGTATTGTTGTCCCAGTGTCCAGTGATGTGTTGTTTAAGCGTTATTTTCTGTGTTCGTTGTGTCGTTATTGTTTGATGTAGTGGTATTGAATTTGACCGCATACCATTTCTTGTCACCTGTTAGTTCAGTGTCAGCATCATAGTCAGTAAAGTCTCTAAATTCGTTCAATGATATAGCACCAAGTTTTGTGCCTTCCAGTATTTCTTTGAATTGTTCGGCTCTTGTGTGTTCGTATGGCAACTTGTGTTCTATATAGAATTTCTTGTTATAGTTTTGTTTTACGTATATCGTTAGCTTTGAGTCAATTTGTTTTATGATGTCGCTTACTGTGCTCTTTAAGAAGTTGTTGATTCCACTTTCATTGTTTGCCTTATTTACGTTTTCAACAAAGAACATTCCTATTGGCACATTAAACATTGCGAGAATTTCGTCTCTGCTTGCTTTCTTGCTTTCAAGGAATCCGATTTCAGCAGGATTGAATGCCAGTGTGTTTGCTTTGAGGCCACCGTCTAATACCATTGCTTTACCTGCATTGTGTCCGCCTGAATGACTGTCTTTGAATTGCTCTTTTATAGCTTCTTTGACATTTGGTTTTAGAGTGTCCAGTGTCTCGAATACGATTGATGGTCGTCCGCCATTCTTTAAAAGATTTTTTTGATAGCCGTTTTCAATAGCGTGTATTTCTATTTGCTGACATGCTTTTTGAATTATGCTTAGTCCGTAGTATGTATTGACGTTATAGTTTGCATACTTGAAATGAATGATTTCGTTGAGGTCGTAAAATACTTCTTTCTTTGAATTTAGACCTGTGCCGGAATAGAAAGTTCTTTTATATCCAATAGGCAAATTGTCATTGTCGAATACGTACTGCATTTCGTTGGGATTGATTATGCGTATTTCACTGGGTAGTCCTAAACTGTTCTTTGCAATGTACCAGTATGAGTTTCCCCATGCATCAAGATTTGATACTGTTTGAAACATAAGTTCAAATCTGGAGGTGTATGGGTTGGGCGCATTTAAAAGACTTGTGAATGGGTGGTCTTCAATGGGCTTATTTTTACGTGTGTCCATTCCAGCAACATCTTTATAGACAATGGGTATTGCTTGTGCTGATGAATTTGCTCGTTTGTCAATGCAGGCTGATACAATTCCTTGTAAGTATCTGTTGACTTCAGTGGGTGATAGTTTTTTGTAATCTAATCCATTATAAGAGTTCGTGTAAATAGGGTAACCAACAAGGTTATCGTAATTCTTTTTGAATGGGTTTAAGCTTTTTAGTGTTTGCGTTAGTTTCATTTACAAATTGGAATAGAAACAAATGAAATCTTTATATGAATGATACAGTCGGTTGTTTGACGCTGAGGTCATATTCGTAATAGATGGGATATGTTGCCGCATCGAATAAGTGACCTATTTTTCCTCTTTTTCGTTCTTGCGATTTATCAATTCTACCATCATCATTTTGCGATACATTCATGAAATCTTTTATTAGTTCTCTGCATTCAGTATCGATAAGAATACCTACTTCATTGTTTGCATTGAGAAACTTTGCATTCATTGCATTGACTCTGTTTTTGATTATTGGGTTTGCTTTGTTGTAATAGAAGTACCCATTTTCAAATTCAGCCTTTATTATTTCCCAGTCTGTGTTAAATTTTCTGGAATGTAAATCAACTGTTTGACCTGAATGTCTGAAATCACCTGAAGCATCACCATAGAAGTTTATATCTCCCTTGTAGTCAATTTCTTTTAACCACATTTTCAATAATTCACATTGCATTCCAGTATTACAATTAGCAGTCTTCCATTCTTTGAGAAAAACAACCACTTCATCTTGAAGACTATATTTGTCATCATTGAATCTGACATCTGGTAGGTCTCTTTTTGGAATGATTTGAAATGCTACCCATGACATTGGATTTACGTTGAAGTCACAGCCAATGCAGATTTCACGATTTGGGAAATGTGTTGCCTCTCTGACGTGAATCTCCTTTTCAAAATTGTAAGCAACTCTGTTTGTATTTACTTCAAAACTTGCCTCATATTCTTGTCTGAATATCTTTGGGTCTAAAGTTGACCTTGCTCTTGCAATATCTTCCTTTGAAATGAACGGACTTTGTGATGTAAAGAATAACCAGCTTTTATATTCCGGGTATTTGTCTTCCTCACCATCCGTCTTTTGTCCCCATTCATAAAGTTCTTTGATGTAACCATAACCTTTGGGTGTTGATGTAAATAGTGCCTTGCCTTTTCTAACTGCTAAAGTGGGCAACAATACTTCAAACCAAGTTCGTGGCTCCATATAGTCATATTCATCAAGAGCAACAAAATCTAATGTACCACCTCTAAGTCTATCAGGGTCATCAGCACCTTTAAGTGATATTTCAGATTTATTATGAGGATATTTGAGAATGAACTTTCGTCTTGATTTCAAATATTCGTATGGAATACCTAAAGCATCTAATCTCGGTTTGATTTTAGGATAGAAAATATCTCTTACCATTCCGTTTGTAGGAGCTACTGCATACGAAATACTGTTGGGTTTGCTTATTGCAACTCTGATTAATTCCTCTGCTGCTAATGTTGTCTTGCCTAATTGTCTTCCACTACAAAGAACTTTGAATCTTGTTTCTGTATCATTATAAACCTGTGCAATGACTGGATTTGCATCAATGAATCGTGGCTTTGGGACAATTTGTTTTTCTTGTTCCTGTAATATTTCATCGGACATTCATTTAAATTCTTATAAACCTAACTCATCCAACTTTGGATTATCTATCTGTGTAGGTGCTGAAACATTATCTCTTTGTTCTGGATTTGTGATTGAATAGAATTTTATCATTAAATCAATTGACTTCTGTTGAATACGAGGGTCTTTACTTTGAAGTAATTCTAAATTTTTTTCTAAAGCTATCTGAAATCCAAGTTTTGTTTTTTCTTGTGTAGTGATTATTGCAAGTGTTCTGATTTCTTGCAAAATCTTTTTTGCACTGTCTGTGTTTGTAAGTCTTGAAACTGTGCCTCTGTGTAATCCTAATTTATTCGCAATATCAAGATTGTTATATCCGTCATATTTTAATTCGATACATTTTTGTGCAAGCTCTGTGACGTTGTATTTTTGAAATAATTCTGAAACTGTATTTCTCAAATATTCTCTATCAAACTTGTTCTTTGCATCTTCAATGTCTGTGTCTTTTTTGTCTAATCTGTCCAGACTGTTGATGTGTGAAATGTTGTTTTTGCCTAATTCTAATGTGTCTTCCATTTTATTCTTTTATGTTTGAAATAAACTCCGCTTCATATTCCTGTAAGAATATTTTAGCTTCCAATGCTCTCTTTGTTTCTTCAAGATGTTCTTTTGCTAATGCAGGATTTGCAGATGTTTTAAATCTCCATGATTCATACTTTGAATGTTTAGGGTCTTGTCCTTTTAAGTAGAGTTTTGCTAAATTGCCAAAACCTTTAGGTGTGCCATTAATGAACGCTTTACCTTTTTTTAATTTTAAACTGGGTAAAATAATATCAGTCCATATTTTGTAATCCATATAATCAAATTCATCAATCAGTGCGAAATCGATTACATGACCATGATTGATTCTGTCAGCACCAGAAATAATGATTGTCGAATTGTTGTTCAATATGAATGTCATTCGTGATTTCATGTACTTGTATTCAATATTTTGTAGTTCTAATTCTGCTTTAATTTTTGGGAATAGAATAGAATAAGCCATACCCAAAGACGGACCAATAGCTAAATTCACTGTTCCGTTCTTATTAGCTGATTTGACTAATTCTTTAACACCTATGAATGTTTTTCCAACTTGCCTTCCAGTAACTAAAACTTTGTATTTTGCTTTGCTTAGTAAAACCTCATTTAATTTTGGGTTAATCATTAATTTTGACCATATAAAAAATATGTCGAAACCTATTTTGTTGTATCTGTGGGTGCTTTATTTTCAGCAAACTTCTGCCATACCTTTCCTGTAATTGCAATTCCAAGTAATCCGAATGTTAATTCAGTAAGTGCACCGATGTAAATGAGGTTTGCAGTCATAAAACAAAGAACGATATTTACTATTGTGAGTAAAACTGTTAGCCCTATGATTGTGACTAATGCAAATCTTTGTGTAGATAGTGTTGTGCTTTCATCCAATAGATTTTTTATAAACTGTTTCATTAATTTCTTTTTTTACTTTCTATGATTAAAATCTTTAGCTCATTAAGTTTTGCAGATGTATCAAGTTTAAATTCATTCAATGTTGAATGTAGTTTTTCAAATCTTGTTAAATAGTTTTCCTTAATTTCTTTTTGTTCGTTTTCTAATTCATCAATTTTCTTTTTGTCGCTTTTGTAAATAAGAGCTATTAAAGAAATGATTATACTGATTCCGAAAAGGATAGTTGTGAAGTCCAATATCGTATGTTGAATAAAACAGGATAAAAATATTTAGAAAGGAAAACTGATTAGTTTAATTGAATCCATTTGTCACCATCGTAAACAAGATGTAGAAAATTAGATTTAGCACAGCAATCATTTAATACAATATTATCAAGAACCGCATCGACTGGAGTATCTAATACAATGTTGCCTCGATTTGTAATTATGATTCCTTGATTTGCTGGATATGTGGCAGCTTGCTGAATATCATTATTATAGTATAAGTTTTTGATACTCAATAAAGAACCCTGTGTCCAATTACTTGAATCAATATTATCGATTATTATTCCGGTGAAAAATTCTCTATTTGAGATTGCCACATTAATAAAATTGCCATTCGTAGCATAGATTGATTCATTTGTAATAATCTCACCATTTCCGCCATAGTCAAAAAATGAGTTCTTCTGTTTTGGGTAAAACTCTACCGTAATTTGTTCCGTAGTTGAATGCCATTTATTTTGTTGGGTTTAAACATCTCCAGTAACCTGAACTATCAAAAACAAATGAAAGTATTTCATTCACGGATACTGTTACATCTGTACCGCTTTGAAAAAAGAATGCATAATAGTTAGGGTCAACAATTCCAATATGTGAAAGTGTTAGAGCTGAATCTGGAAAATGTAAATGGATAACACTACCATCAGTCCAGCCTTCTTTATAAATAGCATCAATATCATCATGCCCTGTAATATCAAAATAGTTTCCATTCCCCAATGTTAATAGTTGTCCACTTGATATATCGGCACCTTTATTACCTAATATTCTACCGTTAAATTGAACGTTTCCTGACAAAGATAAGTCGGTAACAAAACCAGCTATAGACATTTTATAATTGCTCGACATTGCATATTTGAATAAAAGGAAATGAAAAAATTATAAATAAGGACTTACTATATAAGGTGGAGTTACACCAGTTTCAGTTGCAGATAATGTAGTATAGTAAGTAGTACCACTTACACTGTTAAGACTTAATGTTCCAGTTCTCATATTCAGAATATTTGTTCCTCTGAAGATACAGCTTGAGAAATTAAGACTATCAACTTTCATATCGAAATAGCAATCTTTAAAAGTCATATTCGCAAATGATGGAGTAGCACCGAATCCACCGTCATCGTGGAAGATTGTTAAATTTTCTACAATACAAGCAGAAGCACTTCCACCGCTATCCATTGCAGCATCTTCCGTTCTAAGTCTTACAGATTGTGATAAACCTTTTGTGTGAATCTTTGGATAAAAGTAAGTGCCTATTTCTAAATTATTGATTGTTATGGCTGTATCACTTTCACCAACACCTTCAACAGATACAATCATTTGTTTTGTAGCTGAAGATGGACTTGCTGTAATGCTATCCTTACATTGTTTCATTGCTAAAGACCATGTTGTTGCAACTTTTGTCGTAGTATTGTTTAATCCATTTGGAAGCAATCTTACAACGTTTGGTGAAACTTGACTGATATAAGTTGAAGTAACTGAACCCAATGTTGCAGATAAAACTGCATTCTCGACAAACTTTCGTGTAGTGAATTGATATGTAGTTGGTTCTATAGTTGTATTTCCTGTGTACAATGGATAGTTTGTAAAATTGTTTCCTGCTAACCAGTTGTTACCTGCACCTAATCTGCCATAAGTAGCATCTGCATAAAATCTTGGTACTAATCCGCTTGTAGAAATACCACCAGCACCTATATATTCTGGATTGATGGTGAATCTGTTCAGTGCATTTCCAAACGTATTGTTAGATGTCAATGATGCAAAATTACTTGCAATCCTTAAAGAATCAGACATTTGTATTCTATGATCGAATCTTACACCAGCACCACCAACATTTTCTGACAATGAATGTACTTGAAGATTATCAACATGAGCAACATCAGCACTATTCATATTGAATGAATTGTAGAAATTTACCTGTCCTGTTACACTAACATCTCCAGTAACACTCATTGAATCAAATACAGGGTCTTTGTCGCCTAAGTATTGAGTACCATATTTTGCAATCTGTGTTGTTGCATTCCATAGCTGATAGTAACCATCTTCCACAGTTCCGAAATCCCATACACCATCACCGATGTGAGAACCAGTATAAGTATTCGTAGAATAAGGAGCACGTCTTAGGTAGTATGTTCCAGTTGTTTGAGGACTATAAAAAGTCTTGCCGGAAAGATTATCAGTAAATGTAATTGGGTATTTATAAGCTACACTCATTTTTTTTGTTTTATATAAATATTATCATAACCTGTTTAGAATTGTTTTCTTTTGTTAAATTACTGCAAAAGGTAACGGAATATAAATGTCGTCTGGGTCAATCCAATTGGGTAATTCAATTCTTTTTGTCACCCATTTCATAACAAGCATTTTGTTACTTTGTGCGTATGCTCCACCTCGATTGATTCCTATTTGAAATTCATCGCCTGAATAGACGACTTCAAAACTTCTTCCTAATACATCACTTCTTGGAATTAAAAATATTTTGAAACCATTTTGTTCATAGTTTAATATTCTCTGAATTTTCAAACCCAATGCTTTCTGGAATCTTTGATTATAGTGTAGAGTAAATTCAATTCTACGTTTCCCACCTCTGCGAACTTTGACAATTTCTTTGTCTAATTCCAATATGTGTTGAATATCATTGTCTATATAGTTTTCAATTAAGCCATCAGAGTTTGTTAGTTCCAAATCAATTTCTTCAGTTATATTGTTACTTGCATCGAGTATTCTGAATCTTGGAAATGAATATCCGTTAATGTAGTCTGCCAAATCATAATAGATTTATAAATGTCAAAGAAATCTTAGTGTATTTTTACTACTGTTAGATATGATTTATTATCTATGAGGTCAAATTTCACTTTTTGAACTGAAAACACTGTGTCGTCTGAAACAAGGTTTGAATAAGGGTAATTTTTGATTTTAACAAGATATGATGGGCTTGTAATTAATCCATCGTATTCAATCTCTAATTGTAATTGTAATCTACTTCTTAAAAGAGGTTTAAAATTATTTTTGAATGTGTCCGTAGTAACATAGTGTTGATAATTTTCAACTGTGTCAGTTTCATAAACATATCTTAGTAAACAATTTCCGGGATTCCCTCTATATCCAAAACTATTCCCTGTTGGTTGATTATTGTTAGTATAAAAATTTCCATTTCCATAATTTTCACCACTCGGTCTTGCTCTTGCAAGTGTAATATCTAACATTGCTGCATTATCTCTACTATTTACAATGGGATTTACCTTCAAAGTCATTCCTGAATTGTAGCCCTTTGCATTTTTTTCTATAGTAGTAGGTGCATGTGTTGGGTATGTATAAAACTCACTGAAATTATTGTTAGAAATATTTTCTTCTGTGAATGTATATGTTTTAAAATTTGAGTAATTAATTTCATAGCTTGTTGAAATAAATTTTAGAGCATTAAATGCATTTGTTGTAGTAATAGAATTATTCTTTTCAGAAATGACAATCTTTCTTTCACCGCCCAAATAGACCTCAGCTCCAGTATTTGTTCCATAAGGACTTAACAATTCACCATCAGACCAAAATTCACCATCGTCAATCATAATATTGTCTCCACCAATTTCAGAATAATTATTTAAGACATCATGTTTTATAAATTTTTCATTGTAGTCAATTTCTAAAACTGGAAAATTAGTAATGTCATATCTATTTCTGATAAGCATTTGTTTGTTATTCATATACCAAATCCAGCCCATTGAAAGACAAATACTTTTAAAAAAATCAAATAGATTGAAATTTTGCATCTGATAATTTTTCCAGCCAGTTTTACAAAATATTGTGTCGTTAATAAATTTGTTTGCTGGTTTGTACAAGTAAGGATTTTCAGCAATGTAGTATTCTTCTAAACCAACCAAATTTATTCCTTCAATAAATGGTGATGTGAAATAGTCATTTGTCAGTGCGGTTCTGAAATTTGAAGTATTGAAATTGTAGTATGCCTCACCTAATGGCAAAGGAGCTCTATTGATATTGGGAATGAATTTGTTTGAATAATATTCTTTAAATTCCTTTTCAAGACCTACAATTGTGATATCAACGACATCAGAATCTCTATCCATCATTTTTACATTCTCTGGATAGATTACTCCGATAAATACTGTATCGTTTTCATTAATTATTTTAACGAGATATTTGAAGTATGAATATTGTTCGTAGATTTGAAAAAAATCTGACAGCTTATGTCCATTGTACAATTCACTATTGAAACATTTTAGAGAGACATTTGAAGTCTCAAAAAAGAGTTTCTTATCTTGGTCGATTGTCTCCACACTGATTTCAATGGGAGACAAAGTATTTTGCAACAACATCGTAGACAAATCAACCTGTTCAACAAAAGTGTAGTTTGATGGTTGTGTATAGAAATTCAATTCTTGTATTTCTATAGATTCATCAAATCTGTATTTAGTGCAAAGTATCTGCATCGTTATAATTGTCTAAAATTCTTTTTATTGACATAAGCGGGTAAATTCTTTTCTAAAAATCTTATTCCATCTTGTTCCAAAGAGAAGTATTTATTTACTACAGTTGTCTTTGGCTGTGATAGAACATTGTTAGCAGAATTTCCTTTTAACATATTCATCAATTGTGAATTGCTATAGATTGTACCAGCTGTTCGAGGGACAAACAGTTCAGAATATGGTGTAAGTCTTCCACCGGGTGCATCACCTACTATATAAGGTTTGCCTGCCGATACATCACCACCATCTGCAAGAAATGGAAATACAGTTTTAAGAAAACTTACAGCTTGCTGTGCGGCTTGAATTGCAGCAAATACAGCTTGAATTGTTTGAACTATGCCAACTACTCTTTCAAATCCTTGTGCAATTCTTGCAACAGCAGTTTCGCCATGTAATCCTAAATTTGAAATTATTCCATTGAGAGCAGTTCCTATTGAACTAACAAATACTCCAGCAGCTTCTTTTTCAGCCTCTTTTCTTTTTTCATCTTCTTTTGATTTTCTTATATCATTATCAAAAGCTCCTTGCTTGTCTATTTCGACTCCCTTTCCTGAATCTTGATAAGCTGGAAGTGTTCCTGCTTCAGGTATTTTAAAATCTTTGAGATTTAATTTCTTGAAATCAATTTGTTGTTGTAGTTTTTTGATTGCATCAAGATATTCTTTGATAGCAATTGTATTATCGTCCCAAACAACACCTTGCGATGTCAATTCTGTTTTTAGTAGGTCAAATTCTTTTTTAGTCTTTTCTAATTGGTCTTGTAATCGACTTAAATCTGTAGTTAGTTTTTGTGTTTCCTTACTGCTACCTGTAGATGAATTTGTATCATTTGAACCGTATGTTTTTGTAGAGAATGATTCCCCTATTTCACCTTGATTTGCTTCTGTGTTCTTTGCTTCGTCTGGAGATTGTATGTCTATTCCAATTAGTCTTAAAACTTTTGCAATTTCATTGTAGCCTTTTTTAGCTGTATCAATCATGTATTTCAATGCTTTGATAGCACTATCAAATACTCTTGCAATCCAGCTTTGAGCAATTAGGTTTTTGAACTTATTGAATATTGATAAGCTAAATTCAACTGCTTGTCCCATTTTTTCAAATTGCCATAACATAAATTTTATCCATGCACCGAATACAGATGTTCCTACACTTGCAATCGTTTCAATTACACCTAATAGTCCTGATTTACTTAATTGCTTCATTACTCTACCTACTTCAAGCCAGACACCTTGAAATGCAGGAATTAAATCTTTTATGAAAGCAATCAATCGATTAATTCCAGTATCAATTAATTGAAATACAGTTTGCTTTAAATCACTGAATACTTTTGTTCCACCTATAGCATCTATAATCATAGTGCCTATTGAATCGCCTAAAGCGATAAATTTTTCAGCTACTTCTATTGAGTATGTTACAACTTCTTTTAATACCGCAACGAATGGTAGCAGTGCATCTGCTATTTTTCCACCAATGACTTCTTTTAGATTGTCAAATTCATTTGTTAATTGTCTAATCTTACCTGCAAAAGTATTTCCAACTGCTTCACCCATTCCTTTGAAATTGGAATCAAGTATTTCAGCAAGCATATTAATTCTTGCCATACCTGTAGCCAGTCCCAATGCTTTTTCTTGTGCATCAGTCATGATTACACCAAATCTTTTCAGAGTATTAGGTGCAGAACCACTTCCAACTTTTCCAATCTGTATTGCTAATTGTTGTAAATCTTTTTCACCTTGTCCTGTCTTTTCAAATGCAGAACCTATATCAACTAATCTTGGTGTTAAAATTTTTATTTGTTCGGCTGTTAATTGGAATGTTGTTAACATTGCCTGACTATTCATTATATCTTCATCAGAGAATATTGACATTTTTTCCAAATCACTTGCCTGATCGACCAATGATTTTAATGAACCTTCGTCACCTAAATTCTTTAAACCATTTTGTAATTTTGCTAAAGCAATTTCACTTGCGTTAAATGACTGTACTGCATCTTTTCCAAACTCAATTAATACTCCAGCAAATTGTTTCAAGTACCCAATTGCTTTCATAACTCCGGCAATAACAATCGTAATGTTCTCACCCATTTCAAGCATTTGAGCACCGGACATTTTTACATCTTTGGGAAGTCCTTTAAACTCTCTTGTTAATCCTTTTATTTCTGTTGTGAGAAATCCTGCCTTGCTTTTGAGTTCTTGAAATGCAGAACTACCTTGTTGCCCAGCAATACGCAGTTGATTCATTTCAGATTGAACCTGTTTAAGTCCAGACTTTAGGTCATTGATTCCCTTGTTTTCATATTCGGACTTTAGTTTGATTAATAAATCTTTTGTAACTGCCAATGTATTTGTGGAATAACGAGAGGTAAAAACTGATTTGTATTATTATCTGGATGAAAATGATTGGTCTAAAATTGTATCAACTTCTTTTTCTGTCTGTGCAGATACACCGAAAAATTCTCTTGGTGGCATCGTGTCTGTTCCTGTTTGTAAAAAACTTGCAATAGTGCTTCTGTTAGCATTTACAAATATATTCCATTCGTTTTTATTTACTTGCTGTTGAGTAATGCTTTTTAGTAATTGTCCTGAGTTCTGGAATATTGGTTTTCCGTTTGGTTGTTTTTTAGGAGCAACTGCATTACCCCTTATATCTTTTCCTTGCTGTAGGTTTTCTACAACTTTATTGTTCAATAGATTTGCAATTTTGGACAGTGTACTATCATTTAATTTTGTAAAGTTCTCAATGCTTGTGATTATTTGTTTTTCGAAATTTTGTGTTTTGCTACCATTTACAGATGTGTCTAATTTGAATTTTATCATTTACTATCTTTCTGTAATTCTGTCCTCATTTGGTCTTCAACAAATGAATCGTATTGTCGATAAACATTCCATTTCAAGAAATCAAGAATATCAAAATTTTCTTCAATCTGTTTTTTCTTTAAAATATCACCTGCGCTTAATTGATAGATAATGTATTCTATTTGTGTAAGTTCAGGTAGTAATTCACAAATTGGGGTTAAATCCTCTTTTGGGTCTAAATAAAAATGTTTGCTCGTATCTTCCTCACAGGCATTGTTTTCGGCAATCATTTCAAAACTTGGCAATGAGCATTTAATATCTTTTAATTTCTGTTGTGATTCAATTTCATATCCAGTAGAAATAAAATTAATTATCTCTATATACCGATTTGTTTTTTGAACATCGAAAAAAAAAGATTCATTACCTCAACCATGAATTTCTCGTATTCATTTGCATCTTCGTCTGTTTCAGTTTGATGATTCATATCATTGTGATTTTCAAAAAGTATTTCCATTAATTCTTTTGCGTTTTCCTCATCTAAAATGAAAAGTTCTTTTGCTTGATTTTTCAATTGAAGATAGTTCATCATTTCAATGCCATTTTCATTTTGTAGGAATAATCTTCCAACTTCCTCATGATTGTCGCCTAATTGCGAAACTGTTTTTAGAAACTCAATATCTTTGAAAAAATTTTTGTTGATGTTCTTTTGAATATCTTCGCCAATAAATTCCTTTTCAAATTCATCATATTTCTTTTGAAGCCATATCCCTTTGATTTGATAAGGTTTGAATGTCTTCTTTGCTCTTTGAATGAACTCTGTGCCTTTGTAGATATATTTTGTGTTTTCCATAATGAATGATATTGTAATAATTAATTGCTGTATAGGAGCATTAATCGAAAACCTTGTCTGTAGTATGTTGAATTTGTATATGTACTGACAATTTTTATATCGGAAACTATTTTTCCCATTTCGTATAGGAGCAAACCAGTGACACCGACTTTTAAAAGAATCTTATTCTTTTCAATTTGGTAGTCTGTAGTTGCAATACCATTTTTATCTAATATTTTTTCTATTTCTTGCATTAAAAAAGGCAATCCTGTAATAAATAAACCTGTAGTCTATTATGCTGGATTGCCTTTTAGTGATTCTAAAAGTGCAAAGAACATAATAAATGTTAGATTTTAAAATGAATGAGAAAGATTATACACCTGTGACAGAGAAATAAGCACCTGCTGCAACTGTCTGTGTTCCTGCCGCACCCCATGCTGAAATACTTCCACCAGAGATAGAAGATGCAGAAAGTGAAAATGCAGAAGCATTGTATTGTGGTCTGAATGTAATTTCAGGTCGTCTTCCGGGTGAAGATACACTGAATCCTCTTTCAATTTTTGTGATGGGTACATACCAGTATTGTGTAGCCGTACCAGAATCTTCACCGCCATCTAAATAAAGAGAGAAGTAACTGTTTTTTACATCGTCTTTCAAGAAAGTGTACATTTTTGCATCTGATTGAAGTGCTGTGATTTTGAACTCTGTTTTTACATCGCCTTCATCATTTGCAACAACTTCACCACTTTCGTCTTTGATTTCTTCTAAAGGTTGTGCAAACTCCATTGAGGATTTTTCTCTGTAAGTCCAATCAGTCCAGAGTTCGCCTGAAATGTTAGAACCGTCTGAGTTTACTTTTCTTATTGCAAACTTCTTTCCACCTTTGTTTTTGATTGCGTCGTTATTGAATGTGACGTTAGTTAAGGGCATTATATTGAATGTATAAATAGATATGAAAACTTTGAGAGGTGAAAACTTGATTTGTTATAAATATTACCAGCTACTTAATGATGCACGTTTCCAAGTATTTGTTGCAACACAAACATATAAATAGTTTGAATCCCAACAATGGTCACCTGCATTACCAGTGTCAGTGGAATTTGTAATTGTTCTGGAAGACCTTAGTCTCATTGTGTTAGCATTGATGTCTAAAGCAGTTGATGGGGCATTTGTTAATATTCCCATATTGCCAAGGGCATCAATTGTGATGGCATTACCTGTTATTAGTGTTCCTGCTCCATTATATACTTCTAATGAAAATCTGTCAGAGTTACTTGGTCTTGTAAATTGAAAACCATATCTGCTTGAATCATACATTGCTCCAGTTGGAAAGTGTCTATTGAATGCGAATCCGATTGAAGCAGAAGGACTACCTTTTCCTAATGAAAACGACATACCACCAACCATTGAGCCATTTACTTCTAATGGAACCGATGGTGTAGATGTATTTATACCTACTCTGCCTGTTGTAAGAGCAAATAAACCAATATCTGTAGCTGTTGAAGAAATTAAATTGCCTGTTATGCCTACGTTTCCACTAATTGATAATTTATTTGATGGTGTAGCTGCACCTATACCAACATTGCCACCATTTCTTGTCAATAATAAATTAGGTTCAGAGCTTGAAGAATTTGCAGTTTCTAACATTGAACGCCATGTAGAACCATTAAATGAGCAAATTGTAATTTTATGTCCTACTGTCCCTTGAGGATTACCTAAAAGTGTAAAATTGTTTCCATAATTATAGAATGATCCTCCCGCTGGAATATCACCTGCTGCGCCTGTATTTGGGTCGAATGAAATTTTACTTGATGCACCAACAAATTCGGCAAATCCTGTATTGCTTAGTGTGCCAGATATTGAAGTGTTTCCTATAAGTTTTGTTGTGCCTGTGCTGCTAATATTTCCACTAACAGATAATTTTTCAGTTGGTGTAGTTGTATTTATACCAACATTCAACGAAGATGCTACAGTCAGAACATTTATAAAATTTGTTCCTAACTGTAAATTGTTAGTTCCATTACCTCTTACAATAAAATCGTTGGTATTAAAAGTTAATGTTCCTTTTTCACCTGTTGTGCCAAAAAACAATGCTGACCTTAAATTTACTGCTCCATTGACATCTAAAGGTTGAGTAGGAGTAGTAGTTTTTATTCCAATATTTCCTGCTGTAGTACCTCTGATTAATTCACCACTCTGTTCAGTACCAAATGCCACATCGTTTGTGCTCAATGAATAGAAACTTGTAGCTTGTGGAGTGCTTCCCCATGTAATTCGACCTTTTTCACCTAATGCACCAATTGTAATTGTATTGCCTAAATTTGTTGTACCTTGTACATCTAATTTTATTCCAGTTAAACCTGTATCACCACCTAATTGAAGATTATTCGAAGTATTAGTAAGTGTTACTTTTCCTGTTGCTAATGACCTGTTAAATATTGTTGCTCCAGTTAATGAAGCAGTAGCAGCAATAAATTCAGATGTTAAAGTATACCTGTTTAAATTCCCTACATTTGAACTTAATGAGACGACACTGGAGCTAATGGAATTTACTCTTGTGTTTAAATCACCTGTTGCACTTACAAATGAAGATGTTAGGGTATATTGATTTAATGTTATACCTGCTGTTAAAGAACTTAATGCAGGGTTTGTAATTGTACCTGTTACAAATAAATTTCCTGTAATGCTTTGATTTCCATAAACAGCAAATTTGTTTGCATCAGAACCAGTCAGACCAATTAATACATTGTTAGATGGTGTTGTTGAATAGACCGAGTTTATTCCATCATAAGTCCAATTGTTGTCGTCAACATTAATATAGATTCCATTGTCTCCACCCCATGAAGTATCTTCCGTTAGATTATTTAGAGTATCACCTGTGAATAATTTATATGTTCCAGAAGCAGTCAATGATGCGATTTGATATGCACCATTGTGTCCACTGATTGAAGATAGAACATAAGAGTTTACTGAAAATGGGTACTTTCTTAAAGCACCAACTTTGCCATTTGTAAGTACCAAAAATCCATCGTCATTTTCTCTATAGAGTTTTATAGGATAACTTGTCATTCAATTTCTATTTGTAATAAATCTGTTGATATGCTTGATAAACTATTTGTGCTGTGTTTGAAAACTCTGTTTCGGCTTTACGATTGTAAGCCTTGTATTTATAATTGAAAATTCCTGTAGGTGAAACCGTATCTGAATAAGTTGTGCTTGTGCCATCGTAAATCAAAACATCATTTCTGTAAATCTTGTATGCGTTTGCATTTGTAACAGTATCGATTGTTATGCCTATTGCTGATTCATTTCTACCAACTGAAATATTTCCAATGTTTCCTAAATTGATTATTAAATCTTCGGGAATGTCTAAAAATGTATTTAAAGCACTTTGTAAATTAATTGACCCAAATCCATTTTCATTTGTGAACGAACCGCTTAAACTTGCTGTGTTTCTTGCAATGTATCTTGCTTCCCATATAGAACAGTTGAGGTAATCTTTAATGTAACAAATTTGACCTGCTATATAACCATTTGAATATGAGCTTGCATTATTTTGAATCGGGTCTATTGAAAGAAACTCAACATTATAACCTGTGATATTTTGATTATTACCTGTGGTGCAACCTGTTATGATTGCTGAAATATTATTGCTTGTTACTGAATCATTAAATATTTGAATATGAGAATTACTGCCCGCAGGAAAGAAACAAGTAACATAGGGATAAAAACTATTTGCTGTATCTGTTAAACTTTCAGTTCCTGTACCCGAATAAATTATAAATTGATAATTTGAAGTTAGTGCATAGTTCAAAGCACTATTCATACTTGAAAAATTTATTATATCTAAATTTCCATTGTACCTTGCACCATTTGCAGAATATCCTCTCAAAAAAGCGTTATACACATTTGTATCATGTTCCGCTTCTAATCCATATACAATTACATTACTTGACATATTTTTATGTTATTGTTTTAATTTCAATCACACAACCATCTACAAATATTCCGTCTGCTAATTGAAAATCTGTATTGTATGTTTCAATGCCGGGTTTATTGCTTACTGAAATTAATTTATAATATCCAACTAATGTATAGGTTGTAGGATTATAAACAGGTTGATATACATCATATCCAACTACATTTGCTGATAAACTGAACTCTATACCTGAATCGAGAGTAGTAAATTGACCTGTATCAACTTTAGTCCATGTTCTTGCACCTGTGCCAAATTGATTATAATATAAATTTTCTGTTAGATATGTTTGATATTGGTCTTCTGATAATGGAAGTAAATCATGATATAATTTTGCACAATAACTTCTATATCCTTGAATTTGTTTTAATGATTTAGAATAGTAAGTATTTGCTGTTGAACTCCATTGCAATAAATTGTTGTTTGATGTCCCTGCTTGTATATATCCTGTAATACTACCAGTTGCACTTGTTGGAACAAAATATTTTGTGCCTGAAAGTGATTGAACAATTAAAGTATCTCCAACATTGAATGAATTGACATCTAATAGATTTGTTTCAGCAAAAAGATAGTTGCCATTGTTTCCACCCCAAGACTTTTGTTCAACACCGTCTTTGTAAAGTTTATGAAGTCCGCTACCAGTGATTGATGTCGTAGTTTCATATCTTCCATTTACACCAGCCACAGCAGTCAATGAATAATTGTTTGCAGTAAAAGGAGCATATCTTAATGCTAAGTCTGTTAGTCCGTTCTGATTAGATAGGAATCCATCGTCATTTTCTTTTTGTATGGGAATAGTGATAATCATTGATTAGTGTTTAAACTTCTGATGTAGAACCTAATGCTGAAATCGTTGGTCTTTCTATTGCTGTTGGGTCTTCAAAATAAGTTACCTTTTATAGAATACCTGTGATGCATTTGTTTTTATTTGATTCTATGTAACTTTCCTTTACTGCTACACTGAAATCAACTACATTCTCAAGGTCTCCCAAAGTTGATACCGCACTGGGATTAAGTGATGGATATTTGTATAGAAATCGATACAAGTCAGAGTATAGTCTTTCAATTTGCGTTGTAAGATTTCCGTTTTGACCTGCTTCAGTGTTAGCCTGTAAATATCCGAGTATTACTAAATCGACCTCTCTAAATTGTCCACCGCCTTCAATTTCTTTTGATACAATATCAGAACCTAAATAGAATGTAATTGATGGATATTGAGTTACACTTGATAAATTTTTAAAACCTACAAATACTTGTTTGACTTTTGTTTC